CATATGCAGTCACTGCTAACGCAACTAACACCTTCACTGTTTCAACCCCTGCAGATACTTCAGCAGTATCTCTTTCAGGAAAATCTGGAGCAGTTGTTGGTCTAGTTGGAACAATCAAGACCCAATCAATTGCAGCAAATGCGGCTTCAATCGCAGCAGGTGCAGCAATTACAATCACACCTTGGGCAACAGCTTCATAAACCTAAAACATATAAAAAAGCCCCTGATTATTCAGGGGCTTTTTTATTTAACTAACTCTTCGATACTTAAGCATTCTCTTTCTTTCAACCTCTAAAGTCCCTCCCCAAATACCAAACGAATTGGTATTAAGTGCGTACTCTAGGCATTCTGATTGAAAGTCGCATGAACCGCATATCTTTTTTACAATTGGTTTAATTCGTAATGCATCACCTGCTGATTCTGGAAAAAATATTTCAGAGTCAGTTTGAGCACAAGGTTGAGTGCCGTCAAAAAATGGCGCTTTAATACCAACCATTCTTTTGGTGGAACTTCCAGGCTGTACAGGCCCCTGTAGGGTCATTAGTGCTCCCATATCTTTTTACGATGTAGTGAAGTCCATATTTAATTTGTAGTTGAGCGCTTGCTGTTTTCGCAACCTTATAGTTTCCCCATGTACTTGGCAAGAACTGGGCAATACCAAAGGCCTTAGACCCCATATTTAATGCTTTAGGGTTAAAGTGGCTCTCAGAATTCCAGAGGTTATTTAAGCATTTCCAGTCAGCCATACTCCACCCTTGGGCATATGTAGTGAGAAATGCGAGCGCTTGTGGGTCAAAGTATTTAACCGACGAGCTTGCCAAGGCGATCTTGGCTTCAGTCTTGGTAGTCGTTACGGTTAGGTAGGTAAGAGAAACTGTCACTTTTTTCTCATACGTTGGAACCTGTACTGTTAACGCATACGCTGGAGATACAAGATGGGCAAAAAGAATAAACCCTGCCAGTAGTGTTGCTCCGACTTTCTTCAAATTAACTGTGAAGCTAATTCTGATATTGAGCATCGCTGCTCCTCTCAGTTGGCGAAGGGCACCATTGCTGGTGCCCTCTTTCGTACTCAACAGTAGCACAAGCGTTACAGGAGATGTCAAGCAGAATAACAACTAATTAAAATAATATGTTTAATAGGACAAATTACACTTAATTGTATTTAATTAGACATACATATTTTGTGTTTTTATACGGAAAACCATTCTATTACGTAAATTTAATCATATAGAATGGACATCCCATGTCATCAGCTGATATAGCGACCATTGTTGCCTCATACACTGGCGTAGCGCTAGTAATAGGCGGCGTTGCTTGGAAACTATTTAAAAATGCCGTAAGCAAAGTTTTAGAAGAAGGTAAGGCCGATACCGCGCCTATGGACGAATTGCGCCATAATGGTGGGAGCTCCCTCTTAGATGTGGTAAAGCTACAAATCCTTCCTATGGTAACAGAGTTGCGCACAGACGTAAAAGAGTTGCGCCAAAATCAAATTGCTATATCAGAGACAGTTTCTAAGCTTGAAGGACGTTTTGAACAGCATGTTGACGAGGCTGTCTAGTATTTGTCGACAAATCCTTGCTATGATTAATGTAGGCGAAAAGCCTACCAATAACAAGGAGAACTATGAATAAGCAATTTCAAGCGGCGCTTGCGTCATACGCTCGTACCGCAGTTTCAGCAGCTCTTGGAATGTACATGGCTGGTCACACAGACCCTAAGTCACTTGGACTAGCGGCAGCGGGTGCTGTTGCAGGACCTCTACTTCGCGCATTGAACCCTAAAGACGGCGCTTTTGGCGTTGGAGCAGCTAAGTAATTAATTAGAAACTGGGTGGTCAGCACACGCTGGCCACCTTTTTTCGTCTATACTGGACATCTAAGAAAGGTAAGATACATATGGCAATCAAGTGTGCAAATTGTGAAAAAGATGCAGATTACACAACTGCAGACCCAGGAGTTAATCCTGTAAATTATTGCGCCACCTGTCTTCCAACATGGTTACGTAACCGTGCCGCTGCTGGACACTTCCCTCTTGTTGAGCCAACACCAAAGACAAAAGAGAAGACCGCTAAGAGTCCTGAATGAGGGTAACGCGGGTAAACGCCGTTCAGGTGCATCCGTTTCCAGATAAGGTTGAGTCTCCTCAAGGACCTTTTCCTAGAGAGATGTTTAGAGAACCTGAGATAGTTTCAGATTATGAGCCTCAGTTTAACGAAGATGGACATGGCTTTGAACCAGGTTCTACTGCCCAAAATAACTTTAAACCACCTCGCGTTTTGCGCTGTGGGTCTTGCTTAGCGCGAGTTAAAGAGAATGAAACTGTGCTACACGTTTGTGAGGAATAGTGCCTAAGTATAAAAAACCCAAAACGTACTATGAAGCATCAGCAGACAACGCAAATAGAAAACTTAACCTTATTCTTCGTTCCCAAGANAANATTTACGGAGATTTTGAAGTGTACACTCCTACAGAACCTGATGAAGGTGGGCGGGACGTCCAAACGTGGTCGGATGCTCCCGTAACAGCTCCAACAATTAACCCCCCTCGCCCAAGAGCTAGAAAAATTGCGTATAGCAAAGAGGCACAAAAACTTGTTGTTAGGTTTAGGGACGGGACTTGGTGGGAATACAACGAGATTCCTGTAGACATGTGGGACGATTTAAAGTCCAGCAACTCAACAGGGCGTTACCTTGCAGGCTCAGGACTAGACCAACACGATAATATGGGGCCATTTAACCCCAATCAAATGCCTGAAGAAATTAGGGTATTATTTAACTCCTAATGAGAACATACGGACCACTATACGTTGGAACTTTGGAGTACTACCACACTAAGCTTCTTCCTGTTCTAGAAATAGGAACCACTCAAGAAACAGAGGGCAAATATCGTAAGGGTAAGTGCCTGGTCTTTAGAGTGCCTTTTACTAAGCCTGGGTATTACTTTGGGGTTTTCTATAAGAACTTGTTTAGAGACCACTTAGACGAAGATGAAATTGATGAGTTGCTATTTGGCGCTATGAAATCACGCACCGCATGGAGACCAGAGGATGGACTATATGATGAAGTTTTCTAAGACTAAAGAACATTGGGTTAAGCCATTTTCTGAAAAGGTGGCAAAAAGAGTTGAGAGAATTCCTACCTCAGAATTAGAAATGTGGATTGACCAATCTCTCTATGAAATTGGGCGCTGTATGTCTTTATATGGAAAGACTAGAGAAAAACGCTATCTAGAGGAAGCACTTACTGGAGGGGAAGCACTCCACGCAGTTATCGACCAGCTACATTCCCGCACCACGCCGCGTACCTGAATATCTATTTGTCGACAATTGGTGTATGCTAGCCCTGCCTCTATCTTCTCCCGTTGACAGTTGGTATGGGTGAGCCTGGGTTTAATGCCCAGGCTTTCCTTTTTACAATAAACTAAGGTTGCTATGACTGAGCAGGATTTCTTTGATGAAGATGAAGAGCTTGATTTAGAGCTTGAAGATGACCTTCCACCAGAGGAAGAAGACGAGCTAGACGAGCTCTCTAAAGAGTTTGTCCAAAAAGTAATTGACAGATGTATCCAGTTTATGGACATGCTTGTTGGGCACCCGCTGCACCCTTACCAACTCCCCCTGGCACGACGCATTATCGAGTCCGTGCTTATTAATGATGGTGAAGAGGTAACTGCGCTAGCGGCTCGTCAGTCAGGCAAATCTGAAACTATTGCAAACACCGTGGCAACCCTTATGGTGCTGCTGCCGCGCTTAGCAAAAATGTACCCAGACCTTCTTGGTAAGTTCAAAGATGGTATCTGGATTGGTATGTTTGCCCCAGTTGAGGGACAGGTAGAAACACTCTTTGGCCGTACTGTAAACCGCCTTACATCTGAACGTGCTCTTGAAATCCTTGGCGACCCTGAGATTGATGACTCACTTGGAAAAGTAGCAGGTGTTACACGTCAGATTAAACTTAAAAATTCGGGCTCATCTTTAATTATGATGACCGCTAACCCACGAGCAAAGATTGAATCAAAGTCATTCCATCTTATTGTGATTGATGAGTGCCAAGAGGCAGACGACTTTGTAGTCTCTAAATCCATCTCCCCTATGCTTGCATACTACTCAGGTACTATGGTTAAGACTGGAACACCAACTACTCACAAGAACAACTTCTATCGTTCTATTCAGCTTAATAAACGCAGACAAACTAGCGCCAAATCTAAGCAAAATCATTTCCAATGGGATTACCGAGATGTCTCTAAGTACAACGCTAATTACGGTAAGTTTATTAAAAAGGAGATGCTTCGCATTGGTGAGGACTCCGATGAGTTTCAGATGTCATACTGTTGTAAGTGGCTGCTTGATAGAGGAATGTTTGTAACCTCTAACGTTCTTGATGAGCTGGGCGACACATCACAAGAAGTTGTTAAGGCATGGCACCGTACACCTGTAGTTGTTGGCATTGACCCTGCTCGTAAAATTGACTCTACTGTTGTAACGGTGGTGTGGGTTGACTGGGATAGGCCAGATGAGTTTGGTTACTTTGACCATCGCATCCTTAATTGGATGGAGATACAAGGTGATGATTGGGAAGACCAGTATTTCCAAATTGTCCAGTTCTTATCTAACTACGATGTACTTGCTGTTGGGGTAGATGCTAACGGTGTGGGTGACGCGGTTGCTCAACGACTCAAGCTTCTTCTTCCACGAGCAGAGGTTCACTCATTAGGCAGTAGCCAGTCAGAGCAATCAAAGCGCTGGAAGCATCTTAAAGCCCTTATTGACCGCCGTATGGTGGGCTGGCCTGCACATGCAAAAACGCGCCGTTTACGTACATGGAAGCGTTTCTACCAACAAATGTCTGACCTAGAAACAAAGTTTCAAGGACCTAACTTTTTGGCGCATGCCCCAGATGAAGCCCACGCCCATGACGATTTTGCTGACTCTTTAGCGATTGCATGCTGTTTAACGATGGACTTAACAATGCCAACGGTAGAACAATCTACCAGTCCGTTCTTTCGTTAATCCGTAAAAATTTTGGGCTTTAGGGACAATTCACCCGCATAAAGCGAGAGACTATGTAATAGGAAAAAGGCCTTTTCCATCACTATATCCATTGGAGTCATAATGACAATTGCACCAGCACCACACATGCCTGAGCGTCCAGGAACTGTATACGACCGCAAGATGTCCCCAGCAACACCAGGGCA